GTTTTTAGCAACGTATGTGTTACCGTTGCTTGTGACGATATCACCGATAAGGTATTGAACGCCTGAAGTCCATGCGAGTCTATTGTTATCTCTGTACTCACGAACGTCAAGTGGGAAATCTGTTACAGAAAAGTTACCTGACTCGTCATACGTTCTGCGAGCGAGGGTCTTTTCGAGAATTGAATATTCTGTTTTAGATACTTTGCTTTTAATCGAACCGTCTTCCACACGAAGCAATTCCACAAAGCCAGCGTCAGCCACTGAATCAATAGCCAGTTTACCGAGTGTAAGTTCAATGTAATAACGGTGAGCACCAGGTGCGGCAAAGTTGTATGAAGTCTGAGCGTTGTCTAACAATGTTTCATCATCATCCGGAGTAACGACTTTCTCAATAACATTAAGACCAACTCTGTAAGAAGGAGTCTTTGTGTATGCGTCAAGAATCAAACTTTGTGGCTCAACCAATACGAAGTTACCATTGATGTAGTATACACCTTGATTGATAACCACGGCAGAACCAACGCCAGTAGAACCAGAGTCAATTGATTCTACCTGATTGAATGTGGGAGTCTGAATAACCTCACCATCAGCAAATACCTTAGTACCTGCGTTAGTTCCGGTGTTTGTATAACGAACATACAAGGTTGGGTAGGCTAAAGAACCATCGTTAACAACTTTAAGGATTTGAGCTGTGACACCAGATGTTTGTCCGGTCACGGTAATACCCTCAACGAACGCCGAGGTATCGGTAGAGAATAAAGAATTTAATTTTACAAAAGCGAAATCCTGATCATAAGAAATCTGACCAGGAACAACCATTGCGCCTTGTTTGAATATACTATCGCCATGTCTGGAGATTTGATTCTGAAGGATAGTTTGAAGTTGAGTTAGCTCTCTGGCCTGAACCGCATATCCAGGGCGAAAGATGATTCTGTAGAATTTTTTAGCTTCTTCATAATCATCATTATACGGCTCGGTGTTCCAGTTTATCATTCTTTTAACTCTTTACAATAGTTGTTTTGATGGTTTATTTATTAAAACTTTATGACCGTTCTTAAAGAAATAGTCTCATCTTTGGCTGGCTGAAATGCTGCTCTATTATCTATGTATAACATGTCGCCAGAGTATTTATCAAACGTTGGGGGCGTTACTGCCGTGGCAGTAAAGAATTGTAGGTTATTGGTTGCTTTATAAAAAATAGTGCCTATCGTAGGAACAGCATTATCAAGCGATTGTAGTAATGCGCTTGTTGATGTTGCGTTCACAACTCTGTATCGTTTACCGTTCGCATCAACCAAATCCGTATCTTTCAAAAACGTCAGAATATTGATTACGCCGCCGATTACCCAACAGGATGATCCAATGCTCTGGATATAATTATTTATGCTGCTGTATTGTTTAGGATTTTTGATAATACCAAGTTGACGATAGTCATTTGATACATCAAAGCCCTGATTCTTTTCTCCGGCGATAGTATTATAGAACACGAGGGTTCTTGCGAACAATTCATTGATCGCATTTTTACCATGACCACCCACTGGAGAAATAATTGCTCTAGCAGAAGCACCAATACCATTACCGTTAATTGTGATATTCGCCCAGCGGTATCCGGAACCAGCAGTCGTCACTTTAATTTTAGTGATCTTACCGTTCACTATCGTTACGTCTGATGGTAATACAGTTGCTCCAGTACCATCGCCAGTAATTGTTACCGAGGTAATTCCGGTATAAGAAAATCCACCGGATATAACTGGAATTGCTCGAATGGCACCGTCAATAGTTAACAACTCAACGTTGGATTGAAGTGTTTCTAGATTACCGTATGAGAAATCTGCTGTGAGTGTTGCTGCTTGACTTCCGTCACCATACATGGTAATCAGAGCGTTTGTATAACCGATACCAGGATCGATAATTTGAACGTCAACAATTTGCCCATTACTCACAATAGGAATAATTGTGGCGTTTGATTTTACCGTTGCCGCCTGTACCGATGCGTTACTTCCACCCGTAACAGTTATTGTTGGAGTTGAAGAATAGCCTCGCCCGTATCTTAAAATGATTTCAGCATTGGCGGCAATTCCAGCGTAAGCAAGAGTGGTTGAACCGTTTGTGGCTGAACCAGAGGTATGAGTAGGAGGAGTTATTGGGTTTAAAGTGCCGCCCGATGTAACTGTGTATAGATATTTACCGTAGAATATTTGATCTGTGGTTGATACAACAACTCCGCCCTCTTGCCATGCGGTACCAATTTGAATTTCTGGATCTGAAGTGTAACCAACCCCTTCATTTGAAATATCGATTGCAATGACCGCACCATTAAGAATTCTTGCTGATCCGCGAGCATTCGCCCCACCACCAGCAGAAATAATAACGTCAGGAGCCTTAGTGTAACCCGAACCGCCAACTATAACTCTGGCTGCTCTTACTCGCCCGATCAAGTTGATAAACTTAATAACTCCACCAACCGTTGTAGCGGTTGCCGTTGGAGTTTCACCAATAAATTCTAAGGCTGCACTTCCATTATTAGCGAAGCCATCCACATGAACCGGAGGGCTTGTACCAAATGTACCTGCAATGGCTACACGATAGATGTTATTACCATAGCTAAACTTTTGATTGATTGTTCCAACAGCAGCCGAAGTCCATGCTGTTATGCCTACAAATGGTGGAGATACCGTAACAACCGGAGTCGTATAACCCGTTCCACCATTCAGCACTGTAACTTCTTTCATAATGTACACTGGATCTTTAGGTGAATATCCATCACCCTCAATCGTGGCCGAGGCGTAAGTATATCCAGCCCCCGAGTTAGTTACGTTTACTTGAAGCACTTCTCCGTCAGAATAGAATGCAGACTTGAGTGAGTTAAGAACTGGCATCTGAGTTGTAGTCAGAAACTTATTCTTTAACGCTGGAGGAACAACATATAAGAATTTCCAAACATATCCATCAGCTGTTGTAATGGCGTTGATTGGATCTGTTCCGTAGGGTTTGATTGTTGATAATGCGTTGTTGTTATTGTCGAGACATTTATAGACATAATAATCATCAGTAAGAACGTAGTACAACGAATCTTCTAATTTTTGTGCGCCCGAGGCAGCTTTACCAATGATTGATGTGACTGTTGGTGATGTTCCGTTTGAACCGGAGAATCGAACCGTTGGCGCCGAGGTATAACCATAGCCAAGGTTATCCATGATGATTGAGGTGATCTGACCTGAAACAACAATGGCATTAGCCGTTGCCACGTTTGGTAATGTACCAAGATATAATAGATTACTTGTTACACCCGAAGTATGCGTTGGTACAGTAACACCAAGAGTTCCGATTGATATGACTTTATAGTATCGGTTTGAAACGAATACAATTTGATTGGCAATAACAGAAGCCGAAGCAGTCCATATTGTCACTGCTGTTAAATTGCTTACCGTTCCAGTGGTATGCGTTGGAGCAACAGAACCTAAAGTTCCGGCAGATAACGCTGTGTATGTATAATATCTAGTACCAACGTACAGAATATCGCCCATGTTTACTGAGGCTGAAGCAACCCAAGCGGTTCCTCCAGTACAGTTACAATCTCCAAACGTGATAGTTGGAGGAGAAGCATCAGAGTGTCCTGAGCTAGATGATTGTAGATTTACACCAATTACACGATCTGAATATTTATCATCATACATGTCGTAAACATTACCGGAAGTCCAGTTGATTCGGTTTACAACAAATGATACGTCAGAGGGCACGATTTGTTTAGTTGTGATAATATCCCTGCGAGTATCCATTTCGTAGGCAATGTCGTCAGTGGCGAACGGAGGAGTTGCGTCATCCGTCCAACTGATTGTTTTACCTAAGAAATGTAATATCTCGAAGTTCTATTTACAATCTCTTTATACAATCCTTCTGCTATAGAATTATGAAGGGTCGTTTTGATTAGTGCTGATTCCATTTATAATCCGTAGAAAGATTGTATTGAGGTTGTAAATTAAGCTACAGTGACGACCCAAGTGATTGCAATAGAGTCACCGGCATTTTTAGTAATGATACTATAGTTAGTACGACATAACATGTTTGAACCAAACGTTGTAGTTGCAAACAACCCAGCTTCAAACAAAGCGATTGGAGTTCCTGCGGTTCCAGTACCCGAACCAACGCCAGTAGCCACAAACGTCACACCAATAGTATTTGATGTAGCACCGATCGCTGTAAAGCTGGTTGTTCCAACTGAAGCGATGGTATATGTTTGACCAACGATAAAGTTACCGGCAACTGTAGGACCAAACGAAGCACCATATGTAACTGTGTTAGCCGATGATGTACCGCCACTAATAACAGTACCCGTACCCGTAACCGCAGCACCAGTTTTCTCGAAAGTCACACCAACAGTATTTGAAGTTGCGCCCGATGAAGTATATGAGCTTGTACCAACGGTCAAAATTGTATATGTCGTGCCATTAACCATTGCTGTTGCTGCAATTGGAGTTAGCGGTTGACGTAACTGTTCGTTGTTCAAAGTCGTATCAGTGATTGCAGGTGCGGCAATTGTAACTTGCGATGTTGACGCAGTACCAGTACCTGAACCCACGCCAGTGGCGACGAACGTTGTACCAACTGTATTATTAGCAGCACCGATTGCGGTAAAACTTGTTGAACCAGCAGAAACGATTGTATATGCCTGACCAACAACGAAGAATCCAGCGGTCAATACGGGCGAAGCCCAACCAGTACCAGACTGAGCGCCACCTGAACAGGTGAATACTGTACCAACGGTATTAGCAGCAGCACCCAACAAAGTAAAATCAGTTGTACCAACGAAACCGATTACATATTGTTTAGTGGCAACTAAATTACCCACTGGCCATTGAATGATACCACCGATTCCCATGTATGTCATAATGCCAGTTGTGGCAACTGATGTCATGCGGTTAGCGATAAAAGTTTTACCTGTTGTCACTACCAAGTTTGGTACGGTGACTTCTTGGAGAATCTCTCCGAGTATATTACGTTTGACGATTCTAAGTTCGCCTTTCATTTTTACATCTTCAGAAATTTGGCTCATTGAGTTCCCCTTTGGTTAGGCAGTAAATTCTGGTCCGGTAGTATTACCGGAATATTGTTGACTTGTGTATGTTGGTTCAACGTATGGATCTTTTTCAACATACCCTGAATTAGTTAAAGAAAAATAATCAGTCGGTATAATGATATTTAGTGCATATGTAAGCCTTTCTGGGAGCGGAACCGTATCGCTTAACGCCTTTTGAATAGAAAATACTTTACGCTCTGATTGTGTAACGGATTCGTTTAATACCTTTCCAACCTGACTTGTTCGCAAATCAAATAAAGACTGAGAATCATAAAACGGAGATTTAGTTACATACTTCGCTAAACCATAAACTGTTTCTATACTAACGGTATCTAAAGGATATTTATTAAGAGTTTTGGCGGCACCATTAGTTACAAATGTAGTTCTAAATTGATGATTGATTGGAGAGTCAAATATATGTAGCGGTTCAATAAGAACGATATTGAGCGTGAATGGATACAAGAACGATGTATCATCATACTCAACGATAAATGTCTGACTCACGTCAAAGTTATTATTTATTTCATACTGGCCAAACAAAGCCATACCAGATGGGTGAACTAAAGACTTCACCGCTGTCTTGTATGATTCTAACTTCTCATCAATCTTTAATATGTATGAGTATGCCTGATATCTATATCCGTCTTGAATATAAATCGCATCATTCAAGAAGCCCTGATTATTACTATAGTGTCCTGGATATTTAGCCACAGGACCAAGCGTGATACTCACCACTGCGTTATTATTAGTATCATCTTGAATCAAATCGACTTCAAACGATGATGAATAGGTATAGCCGAACTGAATGAATTGAGCGTTTAAAATACCACCCAGCGAATCTGTTCTAACAACCTTTAATAATGAACCAGAACCAACTCCGGTATCTGTAATAAGAAATACATCACCGACTTTAAATTTAGCACCAACATCAACGATACTCAATTTAGATGTTGTTGGAAGAACCGTTGATTCAAACAACAGTCCAAACGTTAACAGATCACCAACGTTAATAGAACCGTAGAACCTTTTATCAACAAACAACTCAGCTATCTTATTGACAGAATCAATAATTGATACTCGGATAATGCTTACGTTGACCGTCTTAATTCTACCAACGATCTGTACGGTATTATTAACAAGAACGTTTGGATCACCGATTCTATAATTTACAAAAATAGAAACTTCTTGTTCCCAGATACCATCTGACGCTTTCAGTAATTGCGTTGACGGGTAGTCAATGATAACTTCTTTATCGTATAGCAATCTAAACAATAATTTGAAAGACGCCTCTGTACCTTTCGCAAGGTAAGTTTCTTTCATCTTTCCTAAAATGAATCTATCATCCACCAATACATTTGGTAGATTAGTTGCTAACTCATTCTTAAAATATTGGAGGAAGGTATCAAACGTGTCATCGAGATCTCTATTTGATTTGAGATCTCTATTCTCAGTTTGTTCCAGAAATTCGTAGTATGCCTTTAGGAATAATACGAATTTACCATCAGAGCCATCAACCTGACGATAATCTTCTCTAATAAATTCTGGTAGTTGACTTTCAACTACCGTGGATATTTTAGGTTTGACATCCATTAGTTTCTGCTAGAAGTGAATATGAATGAATTTCCTGCGCCCAAATTACCATTCACGGTTTTGTCTGAGATTGGATTGACTGAAAGATGCGGCTCAGAAATCTGAACGATCTGAGTCAACGCCGATACAATATCATTACCCTGAAGTTTAAACAACAGCTCAAATGTATCACCCTCAAGAGATTGAATATTCAAATTCTTGATTGACACTGTACCTGTTGCGTAATCAACTGTTCCAATCTGTGGGTTAACAACTTGCTTAACCGTCAACACGTCGATGTAGTATAACATAATGTTACCCAGACCATCATCTTGAAGGTAATGTACATCGGTTAATCCAGCAACATAAAACCCGCTACTCTGAACGGCTTCTTCCGGAACCTTTGCCGAGTAAATCGGATTGATAAGGTTCACGGTGTATTCAGCGTTCACGTCATATCTAGGTAAGATTTGTCTATGAACAATGATGTTAATGTTGCTGTTTACAATTGACGGTTCGCACATGTCAATAAGTCTTGTCAATTTAGATTGCCTAAACACACCATCAAACTTTTGTAAGTCAGTGACGTTATAAGCCTTAATCGTATTGAGTACAAGAGTCTGCAATTCAACTGGAGTTCTCTTTGTCAACCTTTCATTATAATAAAAAGTGACGTTGAGTTCAAGATCCAAATATTCTGGATCAACTAACTCTGGAATAATTGACACGACTGACTTCTTAACCAAGGCAGTCCGAATACTCATTTTCTGTTGCGCCGTAAGCACAAGAGTATCTTTAGGCTTAATACAAATGTAAACCTTTCCGTAAACAGGAGGCTTATTATCCTCACCGCCCCAGACGGCAACTGACGATGCCTCGGAGAATGTATTTAATATCGTTGTTCTATAATCATCCGGAGTCACGGCACGATTCTGCGCAGCATAAGCCTTTGGAGCGTTGTACTTAATACTTTCAACGGTCTCTGGAACAGATCCTCCAAATGCCTTAGTGATTGTGGTTGTTGCCACAGTACCGCCGATTAGACTGGTTCCGTTGTATCTAAAAATATTTGCGCCGTTTGCAGCGTCAGCATTCGTTGTGAAATAATCAATACGAACGATATTTCCGTTTGATACGGCAGCACCAATTACGTCATCACCAAACGTAATCTCATACAACCCGTTATCAATTTCTTTAACGAAGTATACATTATCCAAAGGACCAACATCTACAACGCTACCCGCCTCAACAAAGGTGGTGAATAATGAAGTTCCTGAATTTTGAACGGTGATCGAGAGCGTACTCAAATCGACACCGGCATTAGGAATGATGTACCTAACTGTATCTGCGGCAGTGTATGTGAATGTTAACGGAACGCCTTCTTTCAACAGCACGCTTGGAAATGCGTAGGTGCTATTTGACGTTGATATACTAATATCTTCTGTTGTATAAAAGGTATACGTGAATCCGTTGACCGAAGTAGTGAACGCTGAACTCTTTGGTAGTGTGAGTGTTGTTGGAAAGGAAGTTGGATTGTTAATCACAATATCAACAACGGCGATAGCACCCTTGGAAGAATATCCGGTATAGCCTAGCATCTTAGCCAGCGACACAACGCTGTTACGCTTCACGGCTGAATCAAGAAACATCTCATTGACAGCTAAGTTTGTATACAGAGCGTTGTAGTGAGTATTGTATGCAAGGATATCAAGGAGAACCGATAACCCAGAACCCTCAAAATCGTAACTGTTGAATTGACTCTGACCCTGAAGAAAGTTCTTTAGGTTTAATTTGATTTGATCGTAATCGAGTTCACCAACTCTAATACGGTTGCTTTCGAGTGCCATTAGCGAGTTCTCTTTAGAGTTAAGTTTACAGTTTGGATCGCATTAGTATTTATAATTTTATATTCAACTGTTACATAAACAGAATTGTTCTCAGGAGAAAATCTAGCATACACGCTGAGTAGTACAACTCTTGGCTCAAAGTTTTGAATTACCTGAGAAATTGATTTCTCAAGCATTAACTTTGAGATTGGTGATGCGGGTTCAAATAATAAATTCCTGACCTGAGATCCCAATTCAGAATGGAATGGTCGCTCATAATTCGACGTCATAACCAAGTTACGAATCGAGGCGTTGATGGCAGAATCGTCTAACCTTTTAGTTATATCACCCGTCACCGGATGTGCTGAAAAGTTGAGATCTATGTCCGAGAAAGTTATAGTGTTTCTTGTCATTTATTATTTATACTCAACATAAGTGAGGTGGTTTTGGAATGGGGAAATCCGTTCCAACTAAGTTTCCAATATCACCAAGATCCATGCCTGAAAATAAATCTTTATGCTGTAACGCTAATGCTAGGGCATCTTGAATTTCGCCCTGTTCAAACCCATAGGCTTGAAACGTTTTGGGGCTTAAAGAAAATGCGCCGTACATTGGATCGCTTGTATCAACAACCTGAATAAGACGTAAGGCTCTCATACAACGTAACATAATGTATTTACATTTTATTGAGTCCGCACCAGACAGCGACGAGAAGATAGCACCCTTTAAAGCAAGAGCCAGATCATGGGCATTCGTAGCCCCAGATAATGGATCAAGGTATAAATCGGTTGGGAATTTATCTCCGAGCGACCAACCCTGAGGTGCCCATTCAGAGGGTTTCTCTAGTGAACCGGATGGTACATAATTCACATCCGGTCTTGCCAGAAACCAATCATATAACCAGTAAGTAAATCTAGTTGATATTGTTTCGGCTTTATCTAGATTCGACAAATAAAGCGTATATGCTGCGCTGGTTGAATCTACGGAATTTGTCACTAAACTATACCAAGTCTTACACATTGAATCATAGGCTCTCCACTGCCAACCAGTCCATGCTGGGTTTCCATCCGGAGCCTCGAAGATCCAAGTATCAATTGTTCCTGTCTGTAAACTATCCCACGTTGCGGGTAAGTAGCAGTGCATGAATGGTCCTATGATATCATCAAGAACCAACCCAGGAATTCTTACTCTTGCTGCATTACGCTTACTCACAAATTGCGCCTGAGCATCAAGCATGAAATCCATCATGCCGGAAAGGTTTTCCTGAGCATTCAAATCTTTAATTTCAGCCCATGGTGTACCATCTTGATAACCCGCGATGTATGGTCCGCGATATGGCGCTGAACTTTGGCGATATCTCGATGGTCCGCCAACCATGTATCCGAACGGCAATGATCCAAGGTAATTGATAGGCTGACGTTCTCCGCCATTTAATATGAAGTCACCAACATTAAGTTTAAATGCTCTTGGGTCTGTAGTAGTCAACTTGAACGTCTTAATATTTCCCGTTGATAAAACGGTTGGACGCCTTCCTGTGATGTAATACAAAACAATATTTGCCGGACCAGTCACTCCATCCGCCAACTGTAATTGGAATAAATTGATTGCTCCAGTGGCTGGTTCTGTTGGATAATCGAGAGGATCTATATACTCAATATAAGCATCAGCTGTGGCTTGTTCTTTAACTAAAGAATTTGACGCAGGAGGACCAATAGAAACAGTTGGTGCGGTTGCGTAGTTACAACCCCTTGTGGTGATGACGATTGAAGTAACCACGTCATCAGTCAACACAGCGTAACCCTGAGCCTGAACCGCAGTTCCGCTTTCCGGTGGTTTAGAAAATGTGACTGAGGGAGGTTCAGTATAACCTCTTCCGCCATTTGTAATATTTACATAGGCTGCTCTATTACCGGAAGGTGCTCCAGATATAAGAAACCTATTCCACGCCCAGCCACGTTCATAGCTTGTGACGTTTGCTCCAGCAATGACGTTCTGAGCTCTCATGGGTGCTTTCCAAGTCCACCCATCGGAATCTCGTAACAACAAACTTAAATTTGCCGTTGATGTATAGGCTATTCGTGGAGGCTGATTCATAGTGAACGCAGGGAACGTCATGTCAAACGTCGTACCCCAACCGGAGTTACCATCGTCAATCACTAACGTCTGTACAACGTTTGTAAATCCGCTTGAGGTTATTTCCGCAGTCGATGTTCTAACAGATGAGCTTGTCTTACCTCCGTCTGTTGAAGGATAGAGGTAATATTTTCCGCCAGGGAGCCAAGTATTATAGATAGCCATTATGCTAGGTAAGATCCAGTTCCAGTTGCCCAATAAATCGTTGTGTATAATCCAGAGATAACTTTAGTGAATGTACCCGTTACGTTTACGTCGCCTTTATAGTTTGTCGTCAGCATGCTAAGAACAGCAATTCCGGTTCCACCAGAACCGCCGGATCTAGCCACTCCACCAGCTGCGCCTGAACCGCCGCCACCACCTCCGCGGACTCCGTTCGATCCATCCGCTCCAGCGCCACCATTACCGCCGGAAGCACTTCCACCAAGAGCAGCTGCTCCGTAAGTACCTCCACCGCCCCCACCAGCATAGAATAACGAACCACCAAGTGCGGCTCTAATGATTGTGTCTGTTGGTTGAAATCCAAGTCCACCCGCACCACCAGCAGCAGCAGACGCGCCAATACCGCCCTTGCCACCGCCACCAGCACCGCCGGAAGAATATGAACCGTATCCACCAACGTTACCCTGACCCAATAAAGAAGCACCGAAATTAGTTCCTGCTCCATTACCACCACCTCCAGAACCTCCGGAGATTGCTGAGTTTGGTGGATCACTTTGGGAAATAGTTCCTGATCCACCGCCAAGAGACACTAATGCGAATCCGTTACCACCAGTGATTGTTGATTCAATTCCTGGCGATCCGTTCACGGAAGCACCCAGACCACCAACTCCACCAGCACCAACAGAAATTGCGTATGTTACTCCAACGTATAAAGTTATAGCCCCTTCTTTGTAACCACCGCCACCGCCACCGGATCCTGGGTTATTAGTCGCACCTGCTCCACCGCCCCCACCACCAACTAAAACATAATTGGCTGAATACGAAGCGGTTCCGCCAGATGACGCTGGAGTTGTTTTTGCTTCTTGTAATTGTGATAGTCCAAAAATACCAGATTGTGTCGTGGTAATCGTAGGACCGATCATACCGCCATTATGTCTTTTCATTTTATGACATCAATTCATATGAACATACAGCAGACAAGCCAAGACTTGCGCCAGATAATTGTAGGGAATCATTTTCATTGACATAGACTGGTTTGTTAATTACATCAAGAGTTGCGTTTGCAGGCACTCCAATTTGATACGCAATGTAGTATGGAGAACCCGCTCTTGAAAAAGTTACAGTGACGTTTATAGTAGCTCCGGTTGTATTTGTAATATACAACGATTCAATTTTATATACCGTACCAGAAGCAGAAACGTTGGCAACAATTGCGGTTGCCGCTGTTCCTATAGTTTGTACCGATGTTCCGCCCGTGATTGTGGTTAAACTGCCTAAATTTGGTGCAGCCATTTTATTAGCCTCCGAAGATCATTGAATAAGATACGGCACGAATTTTATTCATACTTGGAGTTGATGATAACCAACTCGTACCATTTGATGTTAATACATTACCAACCGTACCAGCCACACTCATACCAGTGCCGCCATGATCATAACTCAAAGCTCCGGATAAACTAACGCTACTTGCTGATAAATCTATCGTCGACCAAGAAGCAGATGTACCGTCAGTTATTAAGAATTTTCCGGTATTGCTAGTTTGACTTGGTAACGCAGTTGACGCTCCAACAAGTTCTGTCCATTTAGATAAATCTAAGCGAGGTACTGTTGTTGAAGTATAAGAAGCTGTTCCGGAATAAATCCACATTGACGATACGGAAGCCGATCCGGTATCAAAGACGTAATTACCTGCGACGTATGTATTCCCCGAAACCCATGCACCTCTAGATACTAGGCTAGTTCCTGGTGGGACTACGAAATTCAATACTGGAGCCAACGAAGTTCCAGTCAACGTCACAGCTGCGGTTCCCGCAGAAACTGTTCCTATTGAAAAGGAAGGCGACGCTCCAGTTGGTCCGGTTGGAATTGCAAAAGTAAACGCGAAGGTTGCAGCGGAAGAAGATCCAACGTTACTCACAGTAACAGCTGCGGCAGAACCAGCTGCGCCAGTAGTCGTTGTGATTGATCCTACGTTAAGGGTTGCTGATGTTCCGGCAGGTCCTTGTGTACCAGCACCCACGTATGTCTTTAACTGTGCGCCAGTTAAAAACTTTGAAGTCCATGATGAGCCTCCGGCAACGCCCTGAGATACTTCAAGCATCAGAGAGTTTGTAGAATCATTTGGAGCAGAAGCTGCGGGGAGAGCAGATATCTTGACTGTCATTTTAAATCCTATTTGATACTGTTATTTATTAAGTTTCTGTTATGCGGGGATTTGAATCTTCAGTAACTCTATATGACGCTGATCCACTTCCGGTTTCTATGACTCGATATTTCGCATCGTTAACTGTAAGTGCATCAAAGAATCCAGCATTAGTTAACAAGGTAAGTTTACGTTGTTGAACCATATAATCTGATCCAGCAAGTCCACCCACAGCGCCAGAACCAGGAGCCTCAGATAATGGATTATATGCGAAATATGACCAACCAATATCGTAAGCCTTACAATAAGCACCAAGAGCGTTCAACCAAGCCACATCTCTTGCATATTGAGTAGTTTCGGTAGTTATAAATCTAGCCCCGAATTCGCCAACCCATAATGGAGCGATGTCTTGCTCAGCCAAGTAACCCCATTGTCTGCGCCAAACTTCCGCCATGTTATCTGGATACGGTACTCCATTATGTGAAGCATAAAATCCAGCACCAGCGTCAGCGTCAATAACTTCGCCTGGGTGAAACCACTGCTTCAACCCACCAGCACCGTCTGTCGCATAATCATGGGGTGAGTATATTATTTTGTTTGCGACAGTCATTGCCGGCAACAACTTATCTGTGGCTCTTGCCTGAGAATTAGTTGGTATATTATTAACTGTGGCTAACATGGCCATGTTTGAAGACCATCCGGATCCCCAATAATAAAGACCTCTTGCGGATTGAACGTCTAATTCAGATTGTTGAGTGGTTGTTAATCCAGTACCTAGAGGCGTGTGGTCAACGTTACCGTTATCAATATTCGTTGGGTTCCAACCAGATCCAGTACCACCCACGGCAGCAGCATCGGCACCCTGACTACCAACACCTTCAAGAACTAACATTACGTCTGGATTATTACCTAGTGCTGGGTTACGAATAGCAGCCTCAACTCTTTCATAATAAGAAACCAAACTTGTATTATAAACGTTTAGATTTGAATTGCGATCCCATGTTGTATTCCAAGGCTCATTGATGATATCAAATGCGCAAACCGTTGGACGATTTCTATACCTGTTAGCCAAGAAAACCCAAGATGCAATTACCTGCGTTTCGCTACGTTGAGGAGCCAGAGGAGCAGTTCCTCCAGTCGAATCAACTACCGTAGAACCCGCCGCCGATGGAGTTGGTGTGGTGTACCATTTTCCCTGAGTTCCGTTATGATTACTATTATTCGGGGCAAGGCAGTGCATGTCTAAGATTACACGTAACTCAAGATATTCAGCGTAGTCAATAACTTTATCAAGAATCTCTAATGAAGTCATAACACCATTTTGAATATATGGTGCGGTGGTTGGGATTGATCCAACTATACCAGAAGTCCCTGGATAAAATAAATCTGGATTTTTTTCTGGATTGATGTAAGCTGCATTCCAACCCGTTGGATTAACGTTTGGTTTGGGAGAAGTTGATATACCTCCCACTCCAGTTATAACGCCTGTAACGTCTACACAAAATGCAAGACGAATTGAATTGAATCCAGCATTTTTAATGTCGTCCATTATTCCAACATTCAATGTACCGCCTATCGTTACGCTTTTATATGGTCTAGCAAATAATAGTCCAGGAGAAAATGCCTGATCAAATCCCCACCAATGTATTGATCTCAATATTACTTTATTACCTAATGCGTCGTAAACCTTTGATCCAGAGGCAGTCAGGTATGTAATTGTTGGAAGAGCCTTCGCCAACCCACTCAAAGCCACACTCAGTGACGATCCAGTAGATTTAGTTAGTGTCAACGTTCCTGTCAAGTTACCAGTTGATCCAATTAAGGATGGAGCGAACCGCATAACAACAGATGCTGTTCCACCCCCAGCTATCGTAAGTGCTGCTGAACTTACCAAGGTAAAATTAGCAGATATGTATGGAGTGATCGTCATGGGCGTCAACCCACTATTAGTGATCGTCACTGTTCTAGTTGTTGCTGAAACTTGTCCGATTACGGTTGAGTCAAATATTAGAGATGTTGCGGATACGCTTATACTATCAATAACGGTACAACGTAACTCAACTGTTCTAGTAGTAGGCGTTGTATCCCCAGGAACTGCCGGCATTGCGGTGCTTGTAAATGTAAGCGAACCTTTCTTTGCGCCTCCAGTGGCTTCCGATGGTGCGTTATATTCCGCAGTGATAGTTGCTGAACCCGCAACTAAACCCACCTTGGCCGGAACAGTAAACGTCAAAGGTGACGTTACGGAAAACCCATCACCAGTCACACTAGTGATTTCGATGGCAACCGGAGTGGTTCCGCGATTTCTAATTACTGTTGAATTTACAGACATTATATTGATACGCTTGGAAGTGTTATGATTGTATTATCGAACGTGATCGCCGATGGCGTTGGAGTTGGATAAAATACCGGAGTTGTGGTCTTATAAACCCCTGGATTTTTTATTATAATTGTACCCTTTCCACCATCAGCACTTCTTGTTTGATCAAAGGCGAATGCGAAAACTAATTGAGCATAATAATCGTTTTCATTCGAAGCCTGATATGGGGCTTTTACGGCAGGGGTTCTCATGGTCAAAACTCCATCTGGTGAAGGTGGCATTGATATCTTAGAAATATTTGTTGGAGGCCAAAATAACATGTGATTTGCATATGTTGACATGGGTGCCCCAGAAGTAACGCTTTCGCCTTCAGAACTAGGAGTTTTACTAACCGAAAGGAATTCTAAAGCTAATCTCCACGTGTATAGATTCTTCATACCAGTATATTTAACTTCAGCAGTACCAAATAATTCATCTCCTTTAACATATGATGTATTTGTCAACTCAGACAATTTAGCAAGATATCCTTGATATTGGGCATAAGCATTAGCGCCAGGAGTAGGCGCAAACCCAGCTAATGTTAATGCCCAAGCGTTGGCAGTAGCTTTATCTGAATCTGAAACTAATGATCCGAAAGGTTCAACAGAATACCAAAGAGCATTTGCTGCATTAACTGCAGCAGTTGCTGCTGCAGAATCGGTAGTATCATAAAAATAATTGTTCCAATTACCCTCTCTAGCATTAGGTATAAACGTCTTTAATAAAAATGCCTGATTCCTATTAGTTCCCTGCGGCATGTTTACCGTTATCTGTAACGCACTCACAGCATTCAACGCTGTTGATACAACCATGGTCACTGGATCTACCATAATAGTATTCATCGTCACGTTACCATCAGCCCAAGTACTGTCGTTCATGTACTCAAGCATGGCCGGATATTTACTAGATAATGCCGTCCATGTATATTGATTGAAGTTGCTAAAAGTTAAATTTGCTTTTGTATTAGATGATCTATAAAAATGCCAGTAATCTGGAACATTACCATAAGTATATCCATTACCCACCAAAGCGCCAAGTCCTTGAGTTGCGTGAGCCCCATTTCCTCCAGCATATCCCCGTTTAGTTTTATTCGCGGTATTTGACCAAGTCATACTTGGGTTGCCAATCAAATTAGAACCCGTTGGATATAATGCGCTTGTAGAAGGCACGCCTGCAGCGATCATTGTATTGGCCAACTTGCGCCCCATGGTCATGGCACCACCAGGTGCTGGGTGAAGCCCGTCATATAAGAACACAACCCCATCCTGTCCAGCTTTATAATTACCTATGGTTGCTGCGGTTTGATAGGTAGCGCCAATAGTTGCTTCTGAGGCAGATAAGTGTCCAGCTGGATCATAATTATTTGCAGGACCAAGAAGATCTCCATACACATCAGTCAACCAAACGTTTGCTGATCTGGCGGCAGGACCAAGAGCCGAAGCCGTTCCATCACCAGGAGTTTCCAACGCCGATGTCACTGTGAATTCAACCCCTATTGCTGGAATTCCAACAACACCAAGTAATTCCCAGTTCGTTGTAGTTCCAACTGTTCTAATCTTATAAGAATTTCCAACGATAAATGTATCCGGAGTCCAATCAACTCCGTCATCGAATCGTCCATTAGTCACACCAAGGTAAGACGTACCAGTAGGATCAAACCACTGACATAGCATTCTATTCAGTTCTAAAATTCTATCACGTTTAGTATCTTGATCCGAGAAACTACCTCCAGCTGATGGATATAACGCACCACCGAAACCGTCTCTGGTTCTAGGCATAACCGTAAGTAAGAATACCCATTTACCAGCGGCAGCGAATTCGTAAACGTAATCCCGTAACTTCTTGAAGATAGCCAAAGCAGCAGTTCCGCTTGCTATATCGTTCGTTCCACCCAGCATGCAGACTATGCTGTATTCATTTATATAACGTCTTGCGTTATACATGGGCATGGTTTCAAACACGCTATTATTCAGAACATCTTGTTGAGGTAATTCCCATGAAAGAACCCTTGATCCTGCAATACCAAAATTGTTTCCATTCTTGTATCTTGATATCGGATATTCAGTAGTCTCAGTTGTGTGGATGATCGTCTCAGCGTTCATTCTATCTTCTCTTGATGGTTCTAATTGTAACCGCTGACCAAGGAATTGATTAGTGTATGTGAACCAACCGCCCGTACCATGTCCAAAGAATTCATAGTATCCGCAACGTTCAGCCCAACCCGCCGTGGCGCTGATTGTAGGAATAGCCTTACATAAGAACGTATCACCAACAGCGTATGTGACGCCAGTGGTTCCTGCGCAGAAATTCCAGTCAGTTGTTCCAAGATTCGTTATATTATAATAACCGTTAATTCCAAATTTGTGTGGATTGAATTGAGAACCAAGCGATGACGCATGCCCATGAGTAGTTTGATATACGTTTATAGTGCCATACTTTGGTTCTCCAGAACCGTTCGCTACAAATGTTGTTCCAACATTATTATTGAGCGCACCGAGTAACATAAAATCTGTTACATTCGCTGGAATAGTAGGATCATTTTCACTATTCCCTCTATCTATAATTGTGTACGTGACACCTCTCGCAAAATGTCCAGCAGGTACACTAATTGGGAGACCAAGAGAACTAGAGACACTACCAGAATTACCGAAATATTCTCCGGCAGTGGTTATATCAATTTCTTCCTCATAGTCGAATGATCCAACAGTACCCGTTGGATTGAACCAAGACGTGTTCATGTACGTGATACTATCACCAACCAAGGCAACCTTTCTTCCTGGGAATGCCACAACACTATACGTTGGAACGACATATTGATCTGATGGTGCTACAATAACATCGGTAGACCAATCGCCAAAGTCAACACCAACCTCCAGAGTATCTTCAGCGGTAGTTGGAAATCCCAAGAACGAAGACATGGCGACGTTCTTAAATGTTACGGGAGTTTTCCCCGCCCCATTCGTAGCCAATGAAACTGCGATATGTGAAATATTAGCGTTATCAATAATCTCAAGACTACAAAGAACGTTAGTGCTTACTGAGGATGGGTCTGTATATAATGCCAACTGAAGACTACTACCAGCCAATATGTTAAGAAACAATGGTGAGTTTTCAAAAGAAAGACCATACCGAATATTTGCGCCAGTACCAATTACGGCATTTCTATTTTTAGTTTCAAACTGAATCCAACCCGCTGTAGTTCGTTTAGCGGTATACTCAGCATCAATATTTAAGTCTGAACTTGCAGCACTAAGGTAATTCCAAGATGTGGTTGGATCGTCAAGATTTGTTCTACCGTAGGAGTATGAATAGGTGAGAGGGAAATTATTATATTCTCCCTTTGATCCAGCTAAGAATATATGAGTTGAATTGCTATCTTGATTACAGCATTCTTTCCATACCTCAATACTTCTATCGTATGCGGTTTGCCATAATGGTACTGGAGTTGGATTCGGATTTTCTACGGTGGCCGTAGGAGTAACAACAGAAAATGGATCTGCTTCTTTAAGAATATAGAATGCGTCGGTTATCCAATGCAAGGCATCGCCTGCAATTGCAAACTCATTCTCACCCATGTGACGCCACATAGGCCAACCTTCATATGGATCGCCATATGCAATAGGTTGAGATGCGGGATTCAGTGGATCAACCGTTGGATTGCCATTTAGACCATCAATTTTTACAGAATAGTTTACTAGGTAAACACCATTTATACTCTTATCTTTTAATACAATCTTACCCTTGTAATCAAAGGTATTATTTGTCGCTTGAGTTCTTGGTTGACCAAATGATCCACCCTTCTGGGTTCCGTAAACTTTAACGTTGTTTGTTGTTGGAAGATTTGTATCATAATCAACCCAAAATTCGCTGGTGACGTAATATTCAACGTCAACGTTCGTTCCAGTTCCTGGTACAATTTCAGAGAAAACGTTTTGCCAAACAAACTCAGAACCGTTGGTGGCTACCTGATACACAATGTCTGGTGCTGGGTATAAAGTACCCACACCAGAAGTAAAATTGACGTTGGAGTTTAGATAGTTGTTTCCAATATACCCGCCGCCATCTAGGTGATCATTATCAACTGGTCCGCGAACGGCAAATGGTCCTGATGAGTTAACCAACCAAGTCGTGTACCAAGGGGAATCTAGAGTGGAGTCTTCAACCTTATGATTCTTTGCGAAGTAAACGTTCATCGCATTCATTAAGAATTTTGCGTACTCTAATTTCTGCGGATCAAGCGTTGCCGCATAAGAGCGAGCAACTCCGCGGAGCATCAGAGCGATACCCTCTGACGAAGCCGCACCGTCAGGCAAGTATCCACCCAGAGCAACTCCGGTGAATTGGTTGTTTCTTACTAGCCCGTCTTTAGTGACGAGATTTGGCATTGTCATTATACTTTTTCCGTTGCGTTCTGAATATACTGCCATTGCTTATCAAGCATGCCCGTTACCACAACATCGGCTTGTGTAGATACACCAGTACCACCACCGTTGCCAACAAAGGTATCCTTGGATCCAACTGCCACTACGTCACCACAAGAAATTAGATCACCAATTCTTACCACAGCAATTCCGCCTATAGTAACGAACGGAGCACCCTCAACAACCATACGCATAACTCCGGCATGTACTGGACTTTTAGCACCACAACTATGAGGCGCATACATGGTAACACCCTTGAGCTGAACCAGTCTACCGTTTATCTTCACATAAGGTGGAGCATAAGGACCAATAGCGTTAGTTGGAGGATAGCAAGCATGGCCAGTTGAGGTGGTTGCTTCCGTTGCGATACCCGACATTAAGTTCTACTCCCCGCAGTAAATATGGCTGACCTTAAAGCATCCCTTCCTGGAGTCCAATTCTTATCTGACACGTCGATTGACTTAGTTGTCGAGGCGGAAACGTTCTGAGTGATACCGGATATTGTTCCAGCTGTACAACTGTAATTAAATCTTCTATATCTAGTTGGGTCTGGAATAAATTTAATGACTTGTTTTGTTTCGTAAGCCTTTTCTTTCACCCAAACGGAAACTCCCTTTGCTGGAGTATTTAGGGTATCCATATTGGCATATCTTAAATCAGTTGCGTTTGGTTCTGTATTGCTCAGAGAGTTATCCGGAGTGGAGGAAGGTATATTCACCCAACCAGTTGGATCAGTTGATGACTGGATATAATTCCACTGATCATTCATCATCTTGTTAAGAATATCTTCAACTGAACTATCGTTATTGACAGGCGAGCCTGGATCATACGCAGTCATTACCCGTAAAGTGTCATTGAAACAATTTCCATAGAACCCTGATATGGTTGCGGATAACGCAGCATCGTCATGAGTTATGATAACGGTTTCTGGATCAGTTTGCTGAGTAATAATTCTAACAGGAAGGAACACCTGAGTCGTTGTGGATTCCGTTGGAGCACCACCCTCTGTTGGAGCACCCTCTGTTATGATCTCATCATAATATTGTACGGTGAACGAGAACGTTTGCGTCTGTCCAACCGTACCTAATAGCGGGAGTGTAGATATCCAAGGCATTATACTAAGACAAATCCTTTTGTTGGGAAAGTTCCGGCATACACAGCATGCGAATTCATAGTGAAGCAATGACCAGCATTTCCGCTTTGTTTGTACGCTACGTGGAACCAATAACTTGCGCCACCCTTATCATATTCCATGATGATCTGATTCCAAGATTTAAGAAGCGTTGGAAGATCCTTCACCACTTCAAACGTCTTAGCCTTACCACCCTTGAACGAAATGTCCACGGCACAACCAGTTACGTGATCACCCCACTCAGGAATTACGTTACCTGCTTTATCTCTGAAGCCTAAATCACCTGCGTCATTTGGTCCTGTTGAACCACGTCTGAATCCACTTGTGATCACGAAAGAATCTTTACCGTATTTTTCAGCAATCGGTTCCAATACATTTTCACAGAGAGCCTTCAAGTTCGCCACGATTTGCTGGGGAGTGATTGTAATATCCTTTGGTCCGCCCTGTCTTGATGGAAGGTTATAAGTTACCTTTGGAATTCTTACTCCACCCTTAGTCAAATCACCAAGCGTGAAGTTCTTTGATAACTTCATGCCTGCGGTAAATTGTCCTGAGTCCATGTTCTTAATTGCCGAGTCATCCGTGGTCACTGCGCCTCCTGAGGAACCCTTTGGTGCTGCGGTTTCCGTTACTACCTTTGGTTGTGCGATTGAAGTTGAACTTGTATCGTTATTTGAAACTCTATTAGCAATATAAGCCGATGCTGCGCCGCCCGAAGTTGGAGTCTCAAAGGAAGTTTCACTTGATCTAGTAGGAACCGATAATGCCGGCATTGACGACGCACCGGATGTTCCACGAGTTTCAATCGGCAATTCAATATCAGCCTGACCCGCAGGAAGGGCTGTTTGCGCTGCGGCAGCATTATCAGCAGATGAGGAATTACCGTCTTGCATATCAATAACTGAAGCGTCAATAGCCAGAATACCAGTGGCCAATAAACTCATCTTGCTTGCAGCCTGAATATTAGCAACGCCCGATGATTTCATATTCAATGCCGAACCGTCAAGGAATAATTTACCCGCCGATTTGAAGTTGATATCTTCCGTGGTCTGTAAGAAAGCCGATCCTCCAGCCAACATGTTGAAGTTAGCCACAGCGTCAATGTATGTGGTTGCCCCAGATTTAATATTCAAGTCAGCACCAGATTGGAAGTTCAACCCAGTTGCCGCTTTGATATTGAACTCTCCGGCAGATTCAATATTGATTTTATTAGCCTTGAGATTAAACACTCCACCAACAGCAAGGTTAGTATCACCGGATACGTTTACGTTTGCGTTGTTGTAGATATTGATATTCGCTGCGCCGGATACTTCAAGGTTGAATACGTTGTCAGTTCTTAAATTCAACGCACCATCAACCGTTACGTTCAATGCGCCCTTGACGTAGACGTAACCGTTACGTTCATAAATCTCAAATCCGTCACCAACGATTCTATTTACCTGAGTACCATTGGCATCCCACTCGATGAATGAACCAGCCTTATGGTATATGTGAACCCGCTCAGAACCCTTAGTATCATCAAACTCCATCACATGACCGGACTCGGTTTGTTTAACATGGTTGAAGGGGTATTGTGCGTTATAAGGTACTGGCGACTGATCCCAAGTTCCTCCATTAGCAACCTTGACCCCACTCTTCATTGCGGCTTCTTTCTGAAGCACAATCGTGGGACCGATGTTATTATTAGTTGCTAAACGATTTGTATCTGGCTCATCTTTATTCTTTGGGTAAGTTCCGTTTGGATCTTGAAATCCCTTTGTTGGATTAACTCCAGTACCGTTACTAATGGTTCCGTCTGGATTCTTCGCTCCAACTGGTAAAGCCTTCGCTGATAATGAGTCAGAGGGAATTACTTTATTTAAAATTGCTTGCGCTTGACCAGCTGTAGTTCCTGCTAATTTCGTTAACTCGGCTGTAATGGCGGCAGGGGTTGCGTTGGGTAAACCTAATTCTGTGGCAAGATCAGATAAAGACCCCGCAAAATCCTCAAGCCCTAATGACGTGGCAACTTCACCGATAGAATCACCGAGTCCACTCAACGCTGAACTTACTTCTGAAGTTACATCAGAGATCGCTGTATTGATATCAGCGGTCACGCTTGTGACAACGCCATTCACTTCTTTAGTGATAGTTGATATTGCCCCAGTAACCTCTGAAGTTATATCAGAAACAATTCCAGACAATCCAGTTTTATCCGCGATCGAAGAAACAACTCCAGCGTATTGACCGCCTATTCCAAACAAACCACCCGATGATGATTTAGTTGGGAGAAGCCCCTTGATTGGAGTTACCTTGGAATCTTTACTTGGTGGAGTACTGAGTGAAGTGTCCTCGGGAATTGCCTTTGCTACGCCCTGATAATCTGAACCCTTCTCTACCTTATGTCCATCGGCAATAGTGGCTGTGGCTGTTGGAGTCTTACCATTTCTAAATTCCCACTCAGCGATAAGCATGGGCTTGATTGTATCCCAAGTTGTGTGGACTTTATTCTTACCTACTCTGTAATAAGTTCCCTGCTCGCCACCGTATGGGAACCCAGGAAAGTATGGATCTTCAATGGAAGCAAACTCCGCAGCCAAAGCCTTTCCGGCATTCTTTAAAAGAGTTTCATCATTCTTATCAGAACCCTTATAATACGCAACAAGAGGTGGTCGCTTTCTAGCAACTAGATATTCCTGACAAATAATATCCTGAGTGGTCTCAGTGAAATTACTATTGATATCAATGTTCAATGCGGTACATGCCGCTTTCAACGTATCTGGAATACACTGATACTTACCCACAGCAAATAGTTTCTCAGCCGATCCAGACGGTAACGCCTGTTTAGCCATGATATCTTTAATCGGAGTATTGATTAGATCTAACTTCTGACCGCCAATTGAACCAGTACCCTTGGGTGCGCTGCTCCCACGATTGAAAGCGTTATAACCAGCTGAACCAGATTCACCCTTTGCAATTAGTACGGCAAGTGGTCCTACAATTTTACCCTTTTCTGTAACGGCTTCTGCTGGCGTTGTGGTTGTTTCAGCGGTAGTTGATTCTGATTTAGGATCGCTACCATCTACGTTTGAATCGCTTGATGTTGATACAGTTGCGCCTGACGGTTCAACTTCCTTTATCGTAAGTTCTCCAGCACTTTCATTTGACTGAGGCACACCACCCAGCGTACCCAACATAATGGGTTGCTGTTGTTCATCATCTCTGAATACGATAAGAATCCAAGTACCCTCAACCGGACCAAGTGGTGATTGACCGATACCGGAAACTCGCGCCTCCGTGATAGGTAGTACGGGAAATGCCCAGGGAAGATCTTTGGTTGGCAACTCAGTCTTATCATCGGTATGTAGACCAACAACACGAACGCGACAACGCCCAAGTTTCAAGGGATCGAAACGATCTTCAACGCAACCACTATAAAGTTTCATGTTCATAATTACTTTCCTGGGGATAATCTATAAGAATCTCGAATCAGCTGCATTGAGCATTCGTGGCTTTCTCTTGTGATATTATGATTTATAGCTGCGATCAAATAATAACCAGACACAGTATTATCTAATCTTGTTTCTTTAGTATCAACCTTTTCTTCTGGTTCCGGTTGAATAATCTCCAGCAGTACTTTCTGACCAACGGTATAATCAGTGCGGCCAGGAACCGTGATATTTAATTTAAACCCTTCCGCCAGTGCCATCTCACTTAGACGCGCCTGAAGAGTTTTGCTATTAGATACATCACCAAAGTTATCATACAGATCATAATGTATTTCATTGGTGAATATGGATGCCTTAGCATTGAATAAAGTTTTCAGATCAGCCGAGGTAATCGGAAATTCATTCAGGTGTAATTTATCTTTAAAGTCTGTCTGATAATTATATTCCACTGTCTTGTATTCGTTTGTGGCCAAGTCGTGCGTGGTCATAGTTGACCCATACGCGCCCATTCGCATTTTATTAAAGGTATCAAACGAATCCGGAAGATCAATTTTAGTAATCCGTTCGTAGTCTGTTTGTAAATTCCTAACGGATTCACCAGTGGGTAGAATCTCTCGAGCCTTCATGTTGTAATTAAACTTCCATAGGGCTGGTTCGTTATAGAGAGAGTTGAACGTTATGAAATTAAATCCAGCCCGATTCTCAAAGAATATGTACGATGGTGAACCAACCTTATTAACCGCCTGATTGGTCAGAAAGTTTAAGTTCTTAGATGGAGTCCAGAAGTTAGAGGTATGTTTAGTGACGTTCTTTGATTCTTCGATGGTTCCGATTCTATCCGCACCAACCCAATCGGTAAGAATTTTCTTGGCGGTATCGGAAACCTTACCCTCAAAGGTTCTACTGTATTTCGTACCCGAGTCCGTCATGGCATCCCAAGGTACGAAATGTAATTTATATACAACGCTACGCTCAGCCAGATAAGTTCTATCCGATAATTTATATACAAAGAAATAACCACTAATAGCAGCACCATCATTTAACGTGGGTGTGCGAATGGACATGATTATAACTTCCTCGCCAGTGATGGGAAGATTGCCAACGATGTCTAGAGAATCCCTAAGGATGATATTACCCGACATGAAGGGCGAAAATAGATCTTCATAAATCTGGATTCCGATAACCTGATTCAGGATGTTCATGTTCTTACCCGAAGCTAGAGAAACTAATTCTAATTTCTCTATTCGTACATCACCTGCAAATTCAATTATATTTTTACTCACGCCACAGCCTTTATAAATTCATATACAATTTGATCAACAAGGGTCTTATTGATGATTTTGATTGCGCGTTTACTTTCGTTGATAGTTTCTTCGTAACCGAAATTAGAAACTGATACGGCACCAACAGCATTAGAATTTACAATCCAACCAGCAGCGTTTTCGTAATGATGGATATCATATTCATTATCCGCACCATATTTATTGGTAACGTACTGAGCCAGTCTATCATAGGGTAATGGGAAATCATTTATATAATCATACCGCTCATTCACTAGCATGAGCACCCAATGATACTCGGGATTATCGTAAAACCTCTCAGCGATAATCTCTGGCGTTTCTCCATCAACTATATTATAGGTATCATAGAGCGTTATATTGGAAACAACATCTCTAATGAATCGCGCGTTGACTGTAATATCTTTCAGAACAATGTATTGATCTACATTGTTGATAGTGAAAGGATATATGATTGAGGGTAGACTGGAGAAGTACATTAGTAACCGTCCTGAATTTCTGCTTTGGTAAGAATAGCAAGTTCTCTGAATGTTAGGGATACCGTTATCTGAGAAGGTGTACCATCGGCAAACGTATTGAACGAACCATTAGGTGCATAGTTCACGGTCATCTCAGTAAGAATACAAGTAGTATGTCTTGGAAGATTCATATTCTCCACACCGTCTTTATAATAAAATATATCAAATTCGGAAGGGTATATAAATAAGAAACCGCCATCGTCTTTAAATTCAGGATGCATGTGTAGTTTGAACATGTTGATAATTGCTTTAACTTGCTCAACTTCTTTAGCATTTCTTGGAGCGAAGTTATATTCAAAGTTGAACATCCTAAAATCAACTCCAGTAAATATCTGTTCCTTCTTTGGATTCCTAGCAAGTCCAGTAGCTGCGGACATAAAGCCTCCAATCCCAGGAGTAGCCAACATGGTCGCGCCTAAAACTCCAACAGCATCACTAACACCCTTTCCCAGAGCAGCTGATCGGTTTGAAGAAAATATTGCGTTCCCCACATCTCCTGCTAAATCAGCAATCGCCGCCTGAGCCGACATATCCTCTGTAGAATAGTCCATTGAATATCTAGCGGTAAATGATTGAGGAATATTTAATGCTATACTGGTCACCAATCTATTATTCTGCCTCACGGTTTTCATGGGATTGATATTACCGTTAGTTGCAATAGCAGAAACTACCACACCAGGAATTCCACCTACGATGGCAGCTTTAATTGCTCCACCAGCAGTTCCTTTAAACGATCCAGTTTTCACTTTATTCAATATACCAGAGGCAGCTACAGCTCCCACTGCACCAACAGCTGCGATAGAACCAACTCCGTAATTAGCACCAGCAACAACACCACGTAATTGAGCTGTATCTAGGGTTGTGGTTAATTCTTCTTCCTTACCTTTAATTAAGGCTGAGTTGGAAGGAACGTTGATATAGAATACAACGTAGTTACCACCGTATATATCTTGATTCGAAAATAGGTCTAGAGGGTATCTTAGGGTATTAGCTTTATATTTTTCATTATAAGCAGAACCTTCTCCGACGAAGGTATTTCTTGCTCTAGCTTGACTAACGTTATTCGGTTGTGTTCTATCTGATAATTCAGTTATCCCATCTTTCGAAGTCGCCATGATTATCCTTTAACTAAATAGAGTATTGCTTTAGTTATTTATATCACCCTTTAAACCCAACATAGTTAGTATAACGATAAATCGAATAGAAGTCAAATATAAATTATTGAGATATGTCAAAGTTTCCAACACCAAGAAAATATAGCCCTATACACCCAGAGAAGTACATGGGTGATCCAACTGGTATTATATTGAGAAGTTCCTATGAAGTAAAATTCGCAATCTGGTGTGATAAAAATGACGCTGTATTGAAATGGAATAGTGAGGAAACTATCGTACCCTATGTATGTCCAACTGATGGAAGAGCGCATAGGTATTTTATTGACTTCAGAATTCAGGTTCGCAATAAAGATGGAATATTAAAAACATACTTGATTGAGATTAAACCGGATAGTCAGACTAGACCTCCGAAGCCACCAAAGCGTAAGACTAAAAACTTCATAACAGAAGTTAAAACATGGGCAAAGAATGAAGCCAAATGGAAAGCTGCAACTAGGTTTGCTGAAGACAGGGGTTGGGACTTTATGATCATCACAGAAAAACATTTAGGGTTATAATGGCATCTACTACACCGCTTCAAGATTTATTTGAAAAGAATAAATTTGATCGCAACATTCACCTGAAATCAACCTCTTGGTTTGACGGGCAGGTATTACAATTGGCAAAGAAACGCATAACCCCTCAACAGGTTATTAGAAATAAGCCAGCTAATATCAAATCCTCCATTATACCAGGTAATCTGTACATGTTTTTTTACGATGCAAAACACAAGGAAACGCTGCCGTATTGGGACAGATTTCCCCTTGTTTTTCCGTTTAGAGCCACTGCAGACGGCTTTTATGGACTGAACCTACATTACCTACCTTATAGGTATAGAGCGATCCTTATGGATAGATTGCTGATGTTTAAAAATAATAGTAAATTTGATGAAACAACTAAATTGAAATATTCTTGGAACATGATTGCCGGAATGTCAAAGTTTGAAATGGCAAAGCCATGCGTAAAGCAATATCTAAAAACTCAAGTACGTTCTCAGTTCGTTAAGGTTGATGCCAATGATTGGACAACTGCGCTCATGTTACCTGTGGAACGTTTTGTTGGTGCATCTAAAGGTGCTATCTGGGCAGACTCAAGGGAATCGTTTAAATGACTTTCATATCAAACTTCGTAGCAGAAGCCGCAGGTGGCATGGCACTCACGAATAGATTTATCGTGGCCATTCCTTCACCGCCAGACTTTGCTTATCCAGAATCAACAGGCGGTAACTCTAGCCTCCGTAAACTATTATTGTTTTGCGAGGCCACTCAACTACCTTCTTTACATCTTACCACGAATCCAGTTAGGACTTATGGTGAGGTGCGCGAGATGCCCTATGAATTGATGTACGATACTATCACATTATCATTTTACGTTGACGCGAGCATGTATGTGAAAAAGTTTTTTGATAATTGGATTCAGGGCACTCAACTAGGTAAGACTAGAAATCTTAGATACTATGATGAGTATGTGCGAGAGATTACAATACTTGTTCAAGACAAAGAAGAAAATACTAGATACGGTGTTAGATTATTTGAAGCGTATCCGAAGAACGTATCACAGGTAGATTTAAGTTATGCATCACAAGATGTCATGAAGTTGGCCGTTACGTTTCAGTATAAGTATTGGGCATCGGCGTTGAGTCCTTCTAACTCATCGGAAACCATGCAAGACCTACAGGGTAATGGTGGTGATCCGTTGAATGATCTAGACAGAATTCAAGATTATATTTCAGCCGATAGGTTTGAAACTTACACAAGCAGTTTCATAAGTTTTCAAGAAGAGTTTAATACAACTCTTGGCAATATAATTCCAGAACGTAGATCAATATATACCGGAACAACACCTGCAGACTTCTAAGGCTAAATATAAAATGAAAATTGATGATACCCTATCTGATGTATTTGACATCGCCCCCATGAAGCCTATCTCGATGGAAATCATAACCAAAGACAATGAAGTGATCTTACCAAAAGATGAAAAGATTGAATATGATTATGATAAGACTAGGGGTAATTTACACTCGCTACTCGAACAGGGTCAGGAAGCACTGGCACATGCGCTTGCAGTTGCTAAGTCCTCTGAGTTACCGCGAGCCTTTGAAGTTGTGGGTAATCTTATGAAACAATTATCAGAGGTCAACGCTCAATTATTAGAGCTTCATGAGAAGAAACAAAAGATTGACGGACCAGCTAAGAAAGAAGAAACGAAGAGCGTTACAAATAATTCTATCTTCGTTGGAAGTACCGCTGACTTGAATAAAATGCTATCCAACATGAATAAAGGAAATGATAATGGCTTTACCAGTTAACAATACACCAATCTATACCCTAACAATTCCATCAACGAAACAAACCGTAAAGTTCCGCCCATTTCGAGTTAAGCAAGAGAAGGCGTTACTGATTGCTCAACAGAGTGAAGACGTTCATGTAATGATGGATACGCTGAAAGCTGTTATCAGTGATTGCGTAATTGATAAAGTTGATACCGATAACATGCCTTCGTTTGACGCTGAGTATATTTTCGCTCAGATCAGGGCTAAGTCAGTTGGTGAGATTGTGGAGTTATTTTTCTTATGTAACGATGATCATGGCGCCGATAATGATAATGCTAAAGTAAAGGTTGCGTTTGACCTGACTAAGTTAGAAGTATTCATGCCGGAAGGTCATGTTAAAACTATTCCGTTGTTTGATGATGTTGGTGTTATTATGAAGTATCCAACGCTTGATGTTATTAAGCGTATCCATGAGATGGATGAAAACGATATTGATACCATGATTGACATCACCACTGATTGTATTGAATCTATCTACACTACCGATGAAGTATTCCTTGGATCAGAAACACCCAAGCAAGAACTAATTCAGTTCCTGGATAATTTAGAATCGAGTCAATTTTCATTGGTTCAGAATTTCTTTAATACCATGCCTAGAATTAAACAAGAGGTCAATTACAATTGCCCCGTATGTGATAAAGCGTATCATACAACGCTTGAGGGTATCAACAGTTTTTTTTAATGTGCCTCTGTCATAATTCTCTCCAGAATTATTATCAATTGAACTTTTCGTTAATGCAGTACCACAAATACGCTCTAGATGATATAGAAGATATGTTACCGTTTGAGCGTGATGTTTATGTGGCACTATTGATTAGATTCTTGGAAGAAGAAAAACAGAGGCTTAAAGCCAATCAATAAGAGAGATATAAATGGCACTAACCATGCAGGATCTTCTGGAAAGTCAAAAACGACTTCAGGCTGCTGACATCAAAAAAGCCCCTAAAGAGAGCAAGAGTATTTCCGTCTCTGAGTTGAAGGAGATGACTAAGAAGATGATGGATGAGCCTATCTCTGAACTAAAGGAAACTCTGGCGGAAACTGTTCAGGTGCCAATTAGTAAACTGAATACACTCAACGAAGAACAGATCAAAGTAGATAAAGAAACTCTCATCGAGTTAAGAAAAAATAATGAGATGAGTCAGCAAGAGATTGAGGCCATGGGTACGATGGCCGAAGAATTTAAAGTTATCAAAACATTGTCTGAGCAATTTCAGGAAAGTAAAAACGCAACTAAAGAAAAGTATGGTTCGTTGGGTAAAATAAAAGATACACTGATGCGATCCACAAATCCATTTGGTGTGTTCGATAAGAAAATAGCCAGGAACGATTACGTCGGTCAACAACAGGCTGCTGGATCTAAGTTATCTGAGAAAGAACTTCGGGCTAACTATGAACCCGCAAGAAAGGCTGCTCTTGAGATTCAGAAAACTAATGATCAGATTGAAAGCATAAAGAAGAAGGGTGGATTATCCAGCGATCAATTCGCGCGGACTGAGAAGGGTAAAGAACTGCTAGCTAAAAAAGATTCTTTCTCTAAAGACTACGCTCAATATGATGTTAGAAGTACATTAATGAATGATTCGAGAGATGATGAACCAAAATCTCAATTCGAAAATAAATCAGTTAAGAATAGACAACAGACTAATTTAAAAGAAGACGCAGCCGAAAAGATCCTCAGAGATAAAACTGAGTTAGATACTTTAATCAGTATTGATTTTAATATTAAGGCGCTGCTAGACGTCACTAAGAATGCTAAGGGCGGTAATGGTGAACCCGCCGAGGGTGGTGGATTTGGTTTAGGTGATGCCATGGGCTTGCTAGGTGCTGGGCGTGCGCTTAGAGGCGCAGGTAAACTGGCAATGCGTGGTGCACGTGCCGTTGGTGGATTGGCTTCTAGGGGTATTAAGGCTGTCGGATCTTTGGGTGGAAAGGCCATCGCTGGAATCGGTGGCGCGTTGGCCGTGGGTGGAGTTGCTGGATCAATAGCTTCCGGTGCTGGTAAGGTTACGGAAAACGTTGCAGGTGCCGCGATTAAAACTGAGGCTTCTGCCGCAGTGGCTGGTGCTGAAGCTGCTGGTAAGGGTGGTGCCGCTGCCGCTGGTAAAGCTGCAGCCAAAGAAGGTGGTGAAGGTGCGATCAAGAAAGCAATTGTTAAGATTCTTGGATCAGGTACTGCTAAATCTATTGTAAAGAAAATACCTTTCGTTGGAGCACTTGCTGGACTTGGGTTCGGTATATCTCGCGCCATGGAAGGTGACTTCAAGGGTGCTGCCGCGGAGGTTGGTTCCGGTGCATTGAGTATTGCCGCAGGACCAGGCACAGCTGCTTCAGTTGCCGTGGATGCAGGGCTTGCCGCTCGTGATGTGTATAAAGAAGTACATGGAGTATTTCCTGAAGATGAAAAAGATCAGACAGTCGTAAAGGGTAGAATAGCCATGATAACCGACATGGTAACTGATTATCTTAAATCATTATTCACAAGCGAAGAAAAACCTAAAACTGAAGCTGGCTTGGATGCCAATGGTCAGAGAACAGGTGCTGGAACCGCATATGAAAATATACCGGATACAGGTAAGGCGTTGGCTCCATCTAAAATTCCAGCCACTGCCGCCAATACCATGGAAGCTAGAACAATGGAGAAATTGAACATGGGAATGGCCTCAAGTGCTGCTCCCGCTTCAAGTGGCGGTGCCGTGTATGGTGCCTCGGCAAATAATGCCGCAGCTGCTAGACCCGCTCCTCAGGGTAGCAGTAGTGTTGTGGTTGCTCCAACTACCGTGAATAACAATAAGAACGAAGCTAGAAGTTACACACCACCAGTAAGAAATCAGGATTCAACCTACTCCAAGATCATGGAATCTCGATTCGATTTCTAAATGAGAAAAGCCACCCGAAGGTGGCTTTTTTATTTCTAACTAGCTGTTACGCTTCGTTAGCCATGTTCTGAAAATAACTCAGTGAGTCATCGTCATCTTCCATCGCTGGTGCTTTGGATGCCTTTGGCGTTGGAGCAGGTTTGCTCTTAGGCGTAGGTGCTACATAAGACGGTGCGTCGTCAGCTGCGTCAGCTTCAGCAGTTGACATTCCACCAGTTGATGATAATACTAAATCCAATTGCTTCTTCAGATCAGCATATGATTTGAAGTTCTTAATATCAAGCAATTCAGACAACTTATGTTGTTTGTTTGCAATGACAAGAATTTCTTCATCACTTTCCGCAATAGGTGCAGGTTCGCTGAAGGCTGATTTATCATAATTAGGATAACCCTCAACTTTGGTCTGCTTCAATTTGAAGTCAGCACCTTCCCAGAAATCAAATACATTAACTGGCTTTTCATCTTCAAAAGTCGGGCGAGCCTTATCCATGATTTTGTCAAAGATTTTCTTTCCGAATTTAAACAGACGGACTTGACCTTCATTCTCTGGATGCTTAGGATCAGAAATAATCAGAACGTTGCAAATATAGGTAAGTTTGCGTTTCTGTTTACGTGCAACTTCCTTTCCTGCTTCAGTACCGTTATTCCAGAGGCTTGAATTCAATTCGCCGACTGGGTCTTTATCACCAATAGGATTACCATCAACCCCAGGAGTAGATAAAGAATTTTGAATGTACCATTTACCCGTTGGTCCTTGAAAGGCATGACTGAAGATTTTGACCCAAGGTAATTGATCGCCCTCAACACGTGGGAGAAATCGAATTGTAGCAGAAGCGTTGCCTGCTTTATCGGGTTCAAGTTTCCAGACTCGATCATCTGTATAAGATTTCTTGTCTGAAGATGGGTTTGCGGTTTTATCAAATGCCTCAGTAATTTTACCGAAGTCGTTGTTACGCATTTTACGCAGAGCGTTGATATCCATATCGTATTTCCTTTTTGTTAAAACGTATTGTAGTTGTATAAGATTTATGCTTTAGTATGTGTGATAAAAATTTCATCTGAAACCGCAGCAACGTCCTTGAACGGTACTTCGTCTTCATAATCATCTTCATCGTACATATTTAGGACTTTCATTCCACGCCCTCTAACATTAGATGCATGCTTCGGGCGTTTCTTGTACTTCACTTCATCATCATCAAATTTACCGCTCACATTCTTTTTAGAATTTCCCATTACAGTTCTTCTAATTCCTGAATAAAGTTATTGTATGATCTTGAAAGTTTGTCGGAGTCGAATTTCACGAAACCCTCGCACTTCAAAATTCTTCTCATGTCATCTTTCCAGAGCACCGTACTATTATTATACCATGAATCTAGATAAGGTTCAAATTTATTTAATAGGTACATTGATTCTATTGAGACCCGCTTCCCCAGAAATAATTTCAAGATCAGAGGTATATCACCAGAAGCAAATTCAAATATTTGACTTTTATTTAGTTTGTCTTTTTCTGCCTGAAGTGAAACTGTTCCCAGATCATCTTGGAATACTTTACTCAGGCTTTGCTTTCTACGCTCCCATTCGGTGAGGTTTGACTCGGCTTCTTCCACCGAATACACAACGCTGTTGTTTCCGTACGCAAAATTAGCCACGAAGAATTGAATAACGTTTCGGTCTGTGTCATACTTTCTTGCTATTCGTTCAAAGATAAACCTATCACTCCTAGCAAGGAAAGCCTGCTCAGTGCCCTTAACGTTACCCCTAGTCTCAAAAACATTATAGTTGTCTTTGGTGAAGTGTAACTTCACGGACATGTAATATTTGTATGCCTTGAATCCAGTAATCATTCGAGCATTGCGGTCTTAGGAAGGTAATTGTTTTCGCGCATGTCCATCTCAATTTTATCCTTCAGAGATTTACTCACTAGGGAAACAATATCCTCGGGTTCAAGAAAGTTCTCAGCGCAGTAATCAAGAACCGCATCCATGTGACAGATACGTTTCTTAGCTGCGATTGATTCGATGTGTAGAGAGAATTCAGTTGTATTTTTAAACATTATTTTTCAAGGTAATAGTTGGTTAAACGAACAAGGTGTTCCACTTTATTATACTCCAATACCTTACTTTTGTAAAGTTTCCATACAGGAGTATTGGGAGTTTCATGATCCATTTCACCCTCAAATTTGTCAAGAAATTTACTCATGAATAAATCAAGAGTCATCCGCTGAACAGTTAGTTCCTGACGGGTTTTAACCAGAGCGTCTTTGTCAAAAGAAATTGCTGAAATAGTATTTGCGGTAATCATTCTTCTACCTTTTCGTAAGTTAGTTCAAAGATATCTGGTTTACATGCATAGAATTCGCCCTGAGTACCCTTGATGATATAATCACCGGAGGTAGCAATGTGCTTGACGGTTAAATGTAAGCCATCTTCAAGTGTACCGATTTCCGCCTCAGCTACCTCGCCTGGACGACGTGGCATACGAATTATGCCTAAGTTACCCTCACAGAATTTTATTAGAGCAGAATTTGGCGTCACACCATACACCCAGTGGATAGCGTCAATCACTACGGGTTTCTTTTTAAATTTCATGCGTTGCGCTCCTTTAAATACATTTCAGTAATAGTTTGTGTTGTCTCGATCAAGTCACGTTGCGTTGTAAAACAATCATGTGAAATTCTACCAATCATTTCGTTACGTTCTTTATTAGTCAGCCCGACCCATTCTTTGTTATGCAAAGAAACTAAACTATTTCCTTTAGGAGCAATTCCAACCGCTGGTATGTTTGTTTCGCTACCAGCGTTGCTAAGTGTTGGTGTGTCTTCGTAGTAGTATGCGGCTTCAAGAATCTTTCGAACATCGTGAGGTAGTGTCCAACCCTCAAGTACAGTGAAGACAGAAAGCCTAAGATTGTCAACTGGAGTACGTTTCTTCGGAGCCATGAAAAAATGCGTACAATAATCATAATAGACTACGGGCTTTTCAGAATATGGTATTCTCATCAAACAAGTATTCGTCTTTTCGTCATGGTATAAAAACTCGGCTGGTTTTGATTCTGTGCCATAAACAATTGGATCGCCACGCTTCGCTGCTTCTAGGTTAAATGGTTCCATTATTGTACCCGAATATCTGGAATAATAGTTGATGGTTTAAAGGTTACACGGTAAAAATGTGTACTGACTTTGCTTGGTTCAAGTTGCTCAACGAAGTAAGTCACGTTGTCTGACAGACCAAGGAAGTGCTTCTTAAAATCCCTTGCGCCAACCTTACAGATTACCGCAACTCGGGCTGGCTGTGTGAGAGGTTGAACCGAGCATAACCCTTCGATTGATAGAAGGTAATCACTTGTGATACCGTTATAGAATACAACCCTACGATTGACTTCAAAGTTGTCAGCGGCTTCGCTCAGGTTTCTTGATGCGACTTTTGCATCATTATCACATCCGGTCAAAGCTGTAAGTACTGCGAGTGCTGCGATAAGTTTTTTCATTTTATTACCTTTGTTCATTGATTATTGGAAAATTTGTACCGCTACATACTGAATTGATTGACCGTGCTCTAATTGCATCGGCGCAACCTTGATAACTTAAACCTTCATAACACCGACCAAGAACAAGCATTGCACAAGCCTCACGCTCGCGAGCAATGGCAAGCATTACCATCTTCAGAGTATGACCGTTCATTTCTTCAAGGTAGTCTTTGCGTACTTCTTCAGCAAAGTGTTCAAGGTTTGATTGATACGCCATATAAAAATTATAATCAGGAGACCAGAATATTCCGGAGTCATCGAGTAATTCTTTAAGTAGTTCACGGTTCATTTCGATTCCTTCAAGTTTTTAAGTTTACAATGTCCAACAGCGTCCTTCGCAAGGGCACTAACCCTTGGACACCAATCGTTAAATTTTGCTAATGGAGAATCCTTTGGATGACCCGAATTGTGATGATGTTTACAACCACGGCAATGCTTGGTCATTTCGTTGCCCATCCTACCCATGAGTGCTGTTTAGCTTTCCGTGGTGCCTCTACCTTCGGCGCGAACGGGTTAAATCCCTTCGGGAACCGAAGTCCGGTATTAGGGTCACTCAATCCGGTCAGGTCTTGTTCAGCGTACATACCCTGAATCTCCTGACAGCACTGAAGGAACTCAATGTCGGTAATCAACCCTGTTGAGTACTGACTCACCACATCAAGCAACTTAGCGTGTAGTTCGGGTAGATGCCATTGTTTCTTAGTCATAAGATAATCCTTATTAGAGAGTTAAGCCTAGACTTCCGAGGTACTCATCAAAGAGGTAGTTATCCTCCATGGCTTCGAGAAGGCTATCACCGTCACAGATTACACGGCTATCATCAGCATTCTCTCTGATGTAATCCGAGTATCCCGCACCTTCCCACAAGGCAAAGCCTTCGTCTTCTGATATTTCACGTAATTTAATTCTCATACTAATTCCTGATCAGAGTAGTTACAGTAAAGGGCGGCAATCAGGCGGATCTCATCGACCGACAAACCCGTTGCCCGACAGACCGCATTGAAGTCAAAGTTGTTTTCTTCAATGATCGCGACCACATCCATAATTTTGTTTTCCATATACATTTCATTCCTTGTTAGATAATTAAGTATACCTGATTTTTTATTTAAAATCAAGCTAAAACTTCCAGAACCTTACAACGGGTCATAACCGTCTGGTTCTTGCTATCGCGGAGGTTATGAGACTTAACCGAACCCTTGAGCACTAGGGTTTCGTTGGCCTCGCAGTGAGGGCTGCCGCTCGCAAACCACACCACATGATTACCCGTATCAACTTCCGTCATCATGATACCGTATGACGTGCCGTAGTTTCCGGCGATAGGGATAACCTTATTGACCTTCACGGTCAGGGTAACTTTGTCACCGACCGCACCGATGAATTCGTTCTTCTCTACCCTAGTTTCTTTGGCAGCTACGATACCGTCATAACGGTTCTTAGCGGCGATAACCGAAACCAGATAACCCATGTACTTCGCGGGGATAGCGACCTCGCTCAGGAATTTAGTCATGTTGTGTGAATACTCACCAGCCTCTTTCGAGAAGTAATCCACGCCCCAAACAATCAGGGCTTTCGCCGCTTCTTTGTTTGCCTCGGCGGCAGCACGGATCTCGCGACGGTACTGAATTTCCGCGTCGGTGAGTTTAGCGTTACGCAACCCACCAGCTGGGAGCAGGAATTCCTGAACCCGATCAGCGGTAGTGGCGAGCCATGCTGTGCCGCCAGATGCTTCATGATACGCACTTGATGCTTTCTTCGAAACGAAACCATGCTGAGCCACGATGGCCAACGCATAGGCTAACGAAACCTCAACACCCTCATAGTGCACTGGGCGAGTACCACGCTCGAAGAATTCCTCATCGAAGGTATAAAACGCACCGAACCAATCCAAGTTCTTGGTTGGGTCGATACCGAAGAATTCTTTAAGGCAAGTAGAACCGACCTGCTTGTACCCGTTGGCGTCTTTGAACACATACGTGTTATTACGGTGACGCTTGATATTGCAGTGCTCACAGGTAGTGCTCACCGCTGAGAAATAAACCTCGGGAACCTCTTCACCCGCTTTCGACTTCACGATAGGGGTCTTACCGATGGAATGATCCAACGCAGCCACGAACGTGTAGTCACCGAAACGCAGTTCTTCCGCGTCAACGGTTAAAGTGATCTTCGGAAAGAAGATAGGGTATGGCTCGCTCTTAGGCCAAAACTCTTCCATGAAAGAAACGGAAGACGAGATTACCGCCTGAGCGAAACCGAGTTTAACGGCTTTCTTGTTCAGCGCAGCCAGCTTCAACTCAACGCGAGAGAGTTGCTGGGCGTCGATCGTGAAAGTCTTTGAAATCATAGGTAGTTCCTTTTTGTTATCCATTAACTAATTGTAGTCTAATCTTGAATTAAAATCAAGCTAATAATTTGGCATATTTAATAGCATCGGCCAAATCATCAAAATCACGAACATGTTGTTCTTCACCGCCGTATGAAGGAATTTCGTATACCGCGAAAGTTCCATCATCCTTCTCGTATATCAACCCAGCGGCTTCTTCACCAAGATCATGAGTGAATACTAACTTCATAATATGCTCCTTAGCCTAGTCTTGAATTAAAGTCAAGGACTTATGAACCGAGATCGAGTGGATATCACCGAGCGCGACCATCATGTTAGCCAACTCCGACTGGATTTCCATACCGAGGAAATCCCGCTCAAGGGTTTGAATGTCTTGGATCAGGGCGACAGCGTCAACCTGAGTTGCGCGAGTGGGGTTGGCCATCATTAGGGCGAGTTCTTTGTTTACTTTAGCCTTGTGCGTAATAATAAACAGCGAGGCCAACATCTTCTTAGTAGTAATATTCACGAGTACATCCTTTTTCATATCCATAACTAAGTATAGTTGTTTACCTAATTAAAGTAAAGACATTTCGTTGTTTTTTAGCCTATTTTCGGCTTATTTTAGGTTTATTTGACCCCTAAAACTGAAAAACCCTACATTTAGTAGGGTTATGGTCGAAATTCTTGATTCTGGCGCCTAGATTACCTCTAGAGGCGGTATAGGTACGTTCTAGGCGTTTTTAGGCGTTTTCAGGCGTTTTCCACAGTTCCCGTAGGAATTTAAGAGCCTGACGTTCGTTTTGGAAGATGTATTCCTTACTTTCAATTTCCGTATCGACCGACAGGACAAACCCGTTTTCAACTTTCTTCACATTCACGTTCATTGTATTTCCTTATAAAGTAAAATGGTGCGCCCGACAGGAATCGAACCCGTATCAGCGGAGTAGAATTCCGCAGTTCTATCCGTTGAACTACAGGCGCATATAATTTATTATACCCTAGTTGTTTCGATTAGGCTTATTTTAAATCTTTGACTTCATCGGCCAAGCCAAGTTTCTTAGCCTCGATTGCTGAAAGCCAAACGTCTTGTGGTGGTAAAAGAATTTCACGGATTACCGCCTCGGTGAGTCCGGTACATTTTTTGTAGTGAGCGATCATGCGCTTCGTTGTAAGATCAAACTCTTTCACCTGAGCAAACAACTCATGCTCTTTACCAAATGAACCCCATGAATACTGGTGTGATAAAATGCTAGTGTTTGGAGTAAGAAGTCGTTGGCCTTTTTCACCCGCGATAAAAATCAATAGACCAGCCGAGGCAATTTGACCAAGACCGATAGTACGAATTGGAACAGCGGAACCTCGCATTGTATCAACCAAGGCAAACCCAGCGTTCAGATCACCTCCTGGTGAACAGATAATTAGGTTAAGCATCTCCGGTCTTTCTTCAGAGAAATTTGCGTCAAAGATCCATTCAATTACTGGTCGAACAGTGGTAAGACTAATATCATCCATCAATAGATAAAACGCATGTGTACTATCATCGTCATTACCTAGCTGTAAGTTTAATTTTTGCATCATCGTTGCTGCTCTCTTTATAAAATATGTGACTTCCGATCACGACAGTCTTATGTAATTTCCATTTTGGATTTACATAATTTGCGTGGTAGTATAATGCACCCTCGGTAATATCTTCCAACTCAATATACTTAGTAAACACTTTGTGCGCGACTTCAAGCGCAATGATGTAACGGTTATCTTTATCCTGTAAGTTTTTCTGACACACCCAGGAGAATTGACATCTGTACTTGTTCTTCTGAAATA